AATAAAATCATCAAGAATAGTATCTGTTAAAACATCACTAGATGTCTCTGTGTAATCTCTGATTTGTGTTAATAATTCTGAATAAGTTGTCATGTTATACTCACCGTTATTGTACCTAAAAATGATTTAATTTCTATATCTTTGTTTTCTTGATCTGTCCCTTCTAAAGGTTGCATTGTATTGACAATTACTGTTTCATAAGCCCCTGGAGATGGTATCGGATTAAACTGTGATATAGTTTGTTTTTTTACACCGAATATATTTCTAGCATAAAGGTTATTGGTCAATGGTACAATAGCACTAATTTTCTGTGCTTTAGCATATTGTAAAGATTGTGGATCAGATACTTTTGGTAAAGGCTCTAACTGCGGGTGTTTAGGCTCAAATTCACTAATATGTACCCATGAACCATTCCATTCTTGCACCATTTCATTATAAGGAAATGCCATACCTGAACGATCAGATATTCGCTGTGCAAATTTACCTGATGCATATCTAGGCATCTAAGCTCCTGGTAAGTATGTTTTAGGTGTTAAAAATAAACTTGTTCTTTCACCGTCTTGATCCGCTGCTCGTTGGAACTCATCTTCATAAATTTGTTTTAATAATTGAATTCTGTCTGGCGCTTTTTTCATAGCTATGTAATAAGCTAATCCAGCAGATAAACATGGAAGAAATCGAAAAGGAATCTCATTATTATTCGTGTAATCGCCCGAGTCCTTCATCCGAACAAGAGCATAATATATTAGAGTGTATGCTGAATCTGCAGCAGGATATAGATATAGTGTTGGGTTTATCGTACGTTCAAAATAGTATTGAGTTGGTCGTCCGCTGGTCGTTTTAACGGTATAGTTCCAATAGGTAGCTCTACTAATACTGGTTGTTGAGAAATCATTATTACTTGAATCACGAATAATGACATCAGTAATATCAACAATCTGTTGACTATCATCTGCACCAGATCCAAATAAATTAGTTCCAGTTAAAGCTGTTGTATTAGCCGCTAATGTTTTTTCTTGTTTTTGAATTGTCCAAAGATTTAAACCTCTATTAGCCCATTCAGCTAACATTAAATTAAGAGAACGTCTTGCGGTCTTTATATCATAGCCACTACGAATTTGAAGACCGCATCGTTCAAAAGCTTCTTCTGATATATCATCAATTGATAAATTAAAATCTGATGTTGAAGAATAAGTTGGCATCTATTTTTTCTTGCCTTTTTTCTTCATTACTTTTTTCTTTTTACCCTTCATGACTTTACCGCCACGTTTCATTTCCATCATCATGCCACCGCCACGTTTTTTAGCAACGCCACCTCGTTTCATTGGAACTGATTTTTTCTTACCCATCATATCGACCTCCGAATATTCGTTTAAAGGTTTTTTGTCTAGATACTACGACGTCTTTATAATACCCTTTTGGCCACTTCTTATAGTAACCTTGACGATGTAGTTTATCAGAAGCTTCCTGTAATTGCGAGAACTTTTGTATCAACATCATAGAATACATAAGATCACTCTCTACAAGTGGGGTCTCCCCATTTGGAGTAACCAAAAACTCTTGTTCTTCTTCATTGGCTGGATTGAGGGGATGAAAACCCATAAAAAATATATCCTTTTCATTATACCAATCATTGTATGCATCAATAATATCCTGAAATTCCTCTAGAGAATAATTAAAGTATGGATCACAAAATATCAATATCTCATGGATATGAAAATCTAATTGTTTTAATTGAGCGTTAAGTTCTGTTTTATACCATTTGTTCTTTCTCTTTACTTCAATAATAACTTTATTATCCTGCCATGTTTTCTTTGCAAAAGGACATGCGGGAAAACCACCTAAATGTTTATTAGGTATCTCAAGAAAGTGTTCAGACCACTTACGTACGTCTTTTTTTATTTCTTTTTGTAAATGTTGCGACATTCTTTGGTTTAGGTCCTGTATTGCCTGCAGCTCTTTTTCTAGCAACAGCAGATTTCTTCTGTCCTGCTGTCATGCTTTTCGCTTTTGCTAAAGGAACACATTTTGGATATTTTCTTTTACTGCCTTTCGATCTACCACAAGGTTGATACTTACCATTCTTTTTAGGAGCACCTATATCTACCCATTTTTCTTTTACCCACTTTCGTAAGGACATTTATGTTACTGCGGTTATTTTACGTTTATTTTCCATAATACCACCACAACCTTTAGCAATGCCTCCTTGATTATAGTTGGACACCTTTTTTCGTTGTTGAGAAATTTTATTAATCATTCCTCCATCAGCTTTTTTCTTTGGTTTCTTTTTACCGCCTGGTGTTACTTTTCCAGAACACACAGCACTTGCATACATGTTTGCATAAGCAGAAGGGTAAACTTTAAATTTTCTTTTAGCTGCAGCTTTTCCTCTAGCACATAATTTACCCATGACCTTGACCTCTATATTTAACGTGTTGACGTCTTTTGTTTTTATTCTTCGGCCTACTGCGTGAAGAATTACCTATACTAGTTCTTTTTTTAATAGGTGTAAAGTATTGGTTATTTGGGAGTTTAGCTACCATTATTTCATTTGAGATAAAGGATTAGCAAGAGTCATTTTTATCTGTTTATCAATACTCTCTTGCAATTCTGTCATGGCTTCATTTAATTCATTTTCTAATTTTTGCATATCAGACTCAATACCATCTACTGTTAATTTTAAATCTTTTTCATTAGACCTAGAGTCTTCTTTTACTCTTGTCTCTACATCCTCAACAATTGTTTCAATGCGTCTCACATCACCTTTTAAATCGTTTTTTAATTCTTTAGCTACATCTGCCACCAATCCAACTTCCTCTAAAATCATACTCATTTCACTCTGTAGCATTTCTACTTCTTGTTGCACTAAATCTATTCGTTTATCAAAACCAGAAAGATCAGGTGCCACATACGAGGATATACTATCTTTCATATTGAGATAGTCTTTATAAAATTCAAACGCGCCCCACGCACCACCAAGTAATGTACCTAGTGCTGTTAAGACAACGACTATCTTTCCGCCTTTAAACTTCAAACCCGCAAATTCTAATTCTGCCACTGTTGCATCACCATTTCGTTCATTAGCCCATCACTTCCTGCAAACAAGAAATATTGTGCTATATTGTTTGTTGTAAGTTCAGCATCAGGAATAAACTGATCTGTAAAAAATCCTTCAATATCATTCAGTTGTTTTTGTGAATCAAAGAATGATTTTGAATTACCTAATACTTGCATCACAATTAATGTTTTTAACTGATTTGCTGAATCATATCTACCTTTATCACCCATCTTCTCTAATATTTTTTTCGCCGCCACTTCTTTTTTACTTTCCTCTTTTTTAGGTTCTTCTTTTTCTTCTACTTCCTCAGCCTCAACTTCTTCAGTTTCATTTTCAGTAGCCTCTGGTGCGCTTTCTTCCTGCTTAGGCTCCTCCTGCGTTTCAGGTTCAGGCTCTGTAGTATCTTCTTCAGTAGGTTCATTTTGTACCTCCTCTGGTTGTGGATCTGGCTCATTTACCTCTGGTTCAGGCATTTCCATTTCCATTTCCATCTCTGCTTCTATCTCTGTCTCAACACTCGCCACTTCTATTTCTGGCATTTCCATTTCCATCTCTGGTATTTCTACCTCCATGACAGGCATTTCTATTTCCATTTCCATTTCAACCATTTCGTAAGAAACTTCTGTATCTGGTTCTTCAATTGGTTGTATATCTATTTCACCACCTGGTTGTTCTACAAAATCATTATGATCAAAAAAATCTTCTACAATATCTATAACTTCTGTTTCGGTACTACCACCGTAAGCAACCCACATTTCTACAGATGTAATCGTTTGTTGTACTATTGTAGAAATAGTGTTGTATAACACACGAATGCTTACGTCATCAAAAACTGGGCCCACGGCTAAATTCACATCACGTCCGCCTACCTCTATAATTAAATTTGTAATGGTGCCTGAAAAATCAAAGCCACTTTCATATACTTGATAACCACTATTAACACCCGACTCCGATAAAATATCAGTACCACTAAATACCTCAGTAGTTCCGTCTCTTCCTGTAATGTGCATATATATTCTATCTTGAGCATCTTGCTTATCAACTTTGATAGAATAGTTAGTTCTACCTCCATATTTTATATCGAGTTCAGATACATCAACTGTTTGTATAAAGGTGGTTCCCATTCCTTCAACACCCATAGCGCTTGTATTATTACCAGACCCTGTAATTTCAGCGCATCTATCCGTTCCTAAATCACCACAATAAGTTCCTGTAGGCATACTAGCGGGACCTTGGCCACCCCAGTCTGAGCCCATTGAACCGTCCTTCGAAGTCGCTACATATCCGTTGTCACTATCAAGAATATCGCCTGAGTCTTCATTAGCAACGGTTGTAGTTGTGGTATTTGTTGTGGTTTCAGTCGTTACTGTATAACCATCAGCTTCGTAATCTATTGTCTCGGTAACAGTTTCCTCAATTATCTGTTCAATAGTAGGTGTACATAATCCAACAGTGTCTGTGGAACAATCTACTTGTGCTTTACTAGAAAAGGATAGGGAGACCGATATACATAGCCATAGCCAAAAATAAAAACTTTTTGAATTCGCCATCATCTACATCCTCATTTATATTAATTTTTAAAACATCATCTTTAAATACCATGCTACCTTCTGGTATCATATGTGGATTTGATTTCCATTTCTCTAAAGCTTCACTGCCAATAGAACCCATGTACGGAGGTGGTGTTCCTGCCATCACTAAACTGTCAAACACCCTTGGGTCTTGTGCTAATATACTCACCGCCGCAACTTTTAGGCCTGCAGCATACATCTGCCTGCTGAGCTTGAGCAATTGACACAGCTCGTCGTCAACTACTACACCTGTAGCCAAACCAAGTATATTTGTTTGTATTGCACCTGACGTTGCTACTTTACAAACATCAGAATTATTAACAACAACACTTGGTGCACTTGCAGTAGGCGGTGTCGAATTCGTTACCACGGTTGAAGACACAGTGTTTGTCTCTCCATAAATTTTTTGAGAGAATAGTAATATAGAAACTATTAATAAAATTCTTAACATTTCCATCTTTTTCTAGCTTGACGTAATCTTGAGTTAGGATTAGCCGCAGCTTTTGGAAATTGTTTCATCTGCCCTGCACTTCTTGCACAATATGATTTTCTTCTTTTAGCAGCTTTAGATCCTTTTTTAACTTTACCTGTAACTGCTGTTTTTAATTTAGAACCAGGATTGTCTCTTCTATATCGCTTGACCCCAGTTTTAGTCATTCCCGCCCCACTTTTAGTAGGACGAAAATACTTTTTTGTTTTTGGTGGTTGTTTGTCAGCCATTATAAAGTGCTTCCCATTCTAACATATAAAATATTCATAGACGCAGATACATTAAAGTTTACAGATGCTGAACTTGACTCTGCTCTAAATTCAATATCTGTTTTTTCTGTTAACGTAATGGGAAAACTATAGTCCTGTAGATGATTGCCATCTGTTAATACAATTACTTCTTTTGTGTTAAATACTCCACCATGTGATCTTGCCACTAACAAAGTTTTTAAAACCGCAGGAGTATTTGAACTATTTCCTGTTGAGATATTTGTTTGATAAATATAAGCGTTATAGTTTGCAGGTACTGTCCAAAATGCTTGAAGAGTTTGGTTTGTACCATCTCCATTAATTGTTGTATAAATATTGGCGGGTACACCTGTAGTCACTGTTCCTGTTCCTACATAAATAATTCCTGCGTTTGACCCGCCACTTCCTGCGGTTAAAACTATTGCTCTGTTTACTCGTAAAAAGGAATTAGTAGTAGTAACAGCTGTTTGACCATTTAGTGTTATAGTTTCAGATATTTCATTATAATCTCCGTCCAATCCAGAAATTAAAACTGTCCGTGCACCTGTTCCTGCTGATGTATCATTTGTATTAGAACTAGATACCGTCATTGTAGTTGCACTTGGTGGATAAGAATATAAACCACCTTGTTGCCAGATAGTTTCTACACTATCTCCAACGACTGAATTTTGTCCAAACTTGTAAATGTGTTCGTGATAAGCGATTTGTCCCTGAGCCACCTGAAGTTCAAATGGCTCAGAGGATCCTAATTTAGAAATTGATGTGACAAGTCTAGCCATCTTATGCGTACAAAACTTCTACGTGCGTTGCTTGGTTAAAGAAAACGTAAAGATCTGTATCAAATTTAATACCTAAATCTGGAAAACTAATCGTCATTACTTCATCTTCACCAGCGCCGATTGCAGGAGTAGGAACTGTGTATTTAACAGTTCCACCTGAACCGTTATCTATTAGATCCACTCTTCCTAAAGTTGCACCGCATCTAATGCTTAACTGTAGAACTCTAGCGGGGGCACTAAGAGTGTTAGTGCCCGCAGAGACTTTAGTCGTAACTTGTCCGCTCGAAGTTAGTTCTTTATTTTTAAGACCGAACATTACGCATCCGCAAATGGAGTTACTAGAGTTCCTGAACCTAATAACTGTGCTTCGACATGATATTTATTATCAGCCATTGCAGTACATTTAATAATACTACCTGCAAGTCCACCTTTTGTTGTTCCGTTTAGTGTAATAACATCGTTAGTTGCACCAGAGATAAAAGTTTTACCTGCTGCTGAATCATCAATACCAATGTAAGCACCGCCAACAAATTTATCGGTACCATCAGTTAACACGTCCATATCAGTAGCTGCTGTTTCTACAATAAAAGTAAAAGTAGCGCCTACGTTGTTAGTGTTGTTTGGATCGTTGCCTGGTCCTGTGCCGTTAGCATCAGCTGTAGCGTCAATCGTTGGTAAAGTAAATTTGCCGTCTGCATCATTACACGTTAAAATTCGACCTGCGTGGTCTGCAACTGTTAGAGTTGTATCCGCTGTTAAGCTTACTACGTTTCCAACACCTGCTCCTATGAAACCGTTAATTGATTTAACTGGCCCTTGAAAAGTCGTTTGTGCCATAATAACCTCCTATGGTGTATAGCCCTCGTCATGTAGTCTCTATACCGTCTGCCTAGTCAGTCTACACAACTTAATTAATCTAGGTACATAAGTTATAAAACAAAAAAGGCGGTCTCGCAACCGCCTTCTTCACCTAAGAAAGATTTAGTTAATTCTTATGAACCTTGAGATCCGTATACACATCTAGGATCTGAGAAACCAAAGCTGTATCTTTCACGTGCTTTATATCTCATGTTCCCTGTATCGAAATCACCTTCCATGCCAGTAGCAAGGGCAGCTCTTACGAAGTGTTTGAATCCATTAGGAGCATCAGTTTTAATGAAGTATGCATCAGTGTCTGATAGGTAGTGGTTAACCACGTATCCATCAGGTAGCATACCCATGTTTCTCATTGCATTAATGTCATTGTCAGCAGTACCAACTCTTAGAGTAGAATTTAAAATTCTATCAGCTACAAATTGAATGTTTACAGGAAGAATTAATTTTCTACCTTGCATTGCAACTTTTAGCCCTCTTTCGTCGATAAAGCCTGCAATATCAATCATTGCTTGCTCTAATGAGGTTTCGTTCAAGTCAGCATCAGTTGCACTTCTGTTTGAGAATGTGCCACCTAAAGCAGTTGGGTGTGCTGTGTTTACTAATGAAACACCATCACCACCAGCAGTTGTGAATGCATTATTTAAAATGTTCGCTGCTTTTTGTTGCTTTGTGTATGCCATTGAACGTGCCAAAGATTTTGTGTAACGAGCCGATAAAGTATCGTACAAGTTGTCTTCGACTGCTTCCTCAGTCAAACTGAATGCTAATGCAACAGTTTCATGAGAATATCTAGCAGTGAAAGATTCTTGAGCTGTATCAAATTGTACAGCAGAACCTTCTTGCTTGACTGCAGCTTCACCGAAGCCAACTAACATTACTTCTTCTTCAAAAGCTCTGTCACTTGTTTCTTGGTCAAAAATCTCAGCATGCTCGTTTTCATAACGAGAATACTCCATACCGAACAAGGCGTTAAGGCCAGGTTCTAGCTCTTTCGCGAGTTGCGCTCTATTAATCGCCATAATCTACTCCTATACGCCTGCAGTTCCAGTACCACCGTTCATATCAGAGTTGTTAATTTTCACAACAAGAACAGAGTTATTAGCCGTAGCGTCATTACTCGGTGTGTCATAAAAATCAATCAACTTCACCTGAAGTGCTGCAGTAGTATTTTT